CCATTAATGTCAAGAAGATTATGCTGGAATTAAATTTGTATGAAGATATCTATTCACCAATTATGACTGGTGATGTTACTTTGGGTGATGCTGCTGACATTGTTTCTTCATTTAAACTCCATGGAAACGAGTACATTTTAATAGATGTAGATAAACCTAGTTTAGATAAGCCCATTCGTAGGACGTTTCGTATCTACAAAATTTCCAATAGAACTTTTGTTACCAATGCTCTACAGAACTACACATTGCATTTTTGTTCAGAAGAACTGATTTTATCTACGCAGACTGTTTTGAGTAAATCATTCAAAGGATTAAGAATAGATCAAATGGTTAAGAATATTCTTACCAATACTCTAAAAGTAAATCCTAAGAAGATGAAAGATGGTATCTTTACTGAGACAACTGGTCAATTTGATATTATCGTTCCACGTATGCAACCATTAGAAGCAATTCAATGGTTGTCTCCTAGAGCATACAAAGACAAACAAAATCTATTTTTCTTCTATGAGAATAGAGATGGATTCAATTTTACCTCATTAGAAAATCTCATAAGTAAACCAGCATATGATACATATAGTAGATCTGTAAAAATCAGCACTGAAGTCCCGGAAAATCAAAACTCATTCAACTTTATTAGTATAGTCGAGGATTTCGACATCATAAAGGCAATGAGGAATGGTAGCTTTTCTTCTACACTTATGGTACTAGATTTGGTGACTAGAAAACTTGGTACATATAACTACAATGCTACGCAGATACCAAAGGCTAGTTTATTGAATAAGCAAATTCCTACCAATGACTTGAAGAACCGTCTTGGAAATAGTCTTTATACATCTAAAGAAAATATGTTCAAATTTATTACATCAAAAGATTCAGATCCTACATCCAATCCTGCTGATATCAAAAATTGGTTGCCGCAAACGGCTACTAGACTTGGTTTGCTTAATACATTCAAAGTTGTTATCTCCATTCCTGGCGATATTATGGTCAAGGCTGGCGCGGTAGTTAATCTAATTATCCCCAGAATGTTAGTACAAGATGATAAAACTATCAATGATCCTATGAGAACTGGTAAATATTTTGTGTCTAGTGTTCACCATCAATTTACTCAAGACATTGCCGCTACGGTATTAGAATTGCTTTCTGATAGTGTTGGTGCAGATTTACCTGGTGCTGCTCAGAGTTCTCAAACAATTTCTAATATCATCAAACTATAATGTCATCATTAGATAAAAATTTCCTTGGTATGGATGGATTCATCTGGTTCTTCGGCGTTGTCGAAGACCGCCAAGACCCATTGGGTTTGGGTAGAGTTAAAGTCCGTATATATGGTTGGCATTCAGAATCACTTACAGACATTCCATCTGAGAGTCTACCTTGGGCACATGTTGTTCATTCCAACAATGATCGTGCATTTGCTACGCCAAGAGAAGCAGATTTAGTAATTGGATTTTTCGCAGATGGGAGAAATGGACAGGCACCAATCATTCTTGGTATAGTTCCTGGATATTTCACTAGCAAGCCAGATACAGGTTCAGGCTTTCATGATCTAAGAACTAAGGAAACTCTAAAGCTTTCCCCAAAGCATCCAATCAAGCGCACATATAATAAGGATGGCTCTGGTATTGTCATTGAAGAAGCTAACACTGCTAGCAATACTGTTCTGGAATCTCTACGTCATCCAAACTCAGATGAATTTGATAAGGAAAGTATCTCTGGTGTCGCTCGCTATGAGAATCTGGCTAATACTGTTATCAAGGCACGTAAGACCAATCTAGACAAAGATGTGATCACCGCAAATGGTGTTCAGTGGTCTGAACCATATCCTGCTTATAATCCTCTCTATCCATATAATCAAGCCAATGAAACAGAATCTGGACATATCTTTGAACTAGATGATACTCCGAAACATGAACGAATTCATTTAGCTCATCGTTCAGGATCATATGTTGAATGGTTTCCTACCGGAACAAAAGTTGAGAAGGTCACCAAATCTAACTACAGCATAGTCATGGCAGATGATCATTTGCATGTCATGGGCAAAGTAATGATCACCATAGACAACGATGCTCTGATTAAAGTAAAAGGCGATGTAATTTTAGAGGCAGGCAATAATCTATCTGCTAATGTTGCAGGCTCTATGAATTTCTCCGTTGGTGAAAATCTAAACATCAAGAGCAAGAATCTCAATTTAGACGTTGCAACTGATATTACACTTGTGTCACAATCGGTTCATCTAGCAGGACAGAGCGTAGATATTACATCAGCAGACACGAAGATTGCTTCTTCTGGAGATCTAAATCTATCCGCTGGCGGCGCTGGAAACTTCCAGTCTGGTTCCGATATGAATCTTTTGGCTGGCGGCGGCTCCAAGCTCACAGGCTCCGGAGTAGATATTAATGGTGGTTCTTCTGTCAAAATACAGGGTTCAGATGTTGCTATCAAGAAGGGTGCTGCCAGTGCCTCCGGAGCGTCCTCTGCGGCGGCAGGAACGGCGACAGGATTGCCTGCTGCCGCTGGTAAAGCCACAAAGACCACCGGAGAGGCGGCAGCAGAGACGGTTCCGGTCCCATTAAAATCTGTGCTGATAGATTTCGATCCAGAAACGGCTGTGGCATACAAACAACAGCAATTTTTGGTGGACAAGGGTGATGGAACTCTTACAACTCCTGATGCGCCTGCTTCAAATACTTCAAACACATCGAATACTTCTTCGAACAATTCATCGAGTGCCTGCGGATTTGATCCATTAACACATACCTTTCTATCGGATCCATCTTCTTGGGCAATCAGCGATAATGGTCTTTCTTTCATCAAACGTAAAGAGGGTTTCGCAAAAGTTGTCAAGGCAGATACTGTTGCCGCATATCCAGATCCTCCAGGGTCTGCAACAACGTTTGCTATCGGCTATGGAACCACTGGACCAGCTGTTGACCAGACAATTACAATTGGAACATTGATCTCTCGTGCTACTGCCGAAGAGTATCTGCGCTATGCTATCAACAAGAAATTTCTGCCAAAGCTTCGTCAGACTATTTCTGTGCCATTGACTCAAAATATGATTGACGCATGTTTGTCTTTCATGTATAACATTGGAGAAGATGGTTTCTCAGGGAGCACCATGAGAAAGCGCATCAACGAGAAGAATTGGTGTGCAGCTGCTGATGCGATGCTCGCTTGGAAGTTTGTTGATAAGGTTCCTAATGCCAGTTTGTTAGCGCGCAGACGAGATGAACGAGCATTGTTCTTGACGTAACATAAATAAGCACAAGCATAACCATAAGTAGACAAAATGGCTTTAACCACCAGAACATATTCAGACTTTGATGTTTCATTCAGAGCTCATCCGATAACGAAAGATCTTGTTAAAAAGACAGGTGCTAATGCTGTTGTGCAAGCTATTATTAATCTAGTTCAGATCAATAATTACGAAAAGCCTTTCCACCCAGAGATCGGCGGCAACCTTCGTAAACTACTTTTTGAACCAGTTGATAACATAACGTCAAATTTAATAGCTCAAGAAATTAGACTTACCATAGCGAATTTCGAACCAAGAGCTACTGTGTTGGGAGTATATGTTCAAAGCAATGTTCAAGAAACAGGGTATGATGTCACGATAGAATTTTCTATATTGACTCTACCAACACCAATTACCATTTCCGTCTTTCTAGAGAGACTAAGATAAAATGTCAGCCAATAGCAAAGTAAATTTAACAAATATAGATTTCGACTCACTAAAGTCAAGTCTAAAAACTTTCATGAAATCACAGTCTCAATTTTCAGACTTTGATTTTGAAGGTGCTGGTATCAATATCATATTAGATCTTTTGGCATATAATACCCATTATAATGCTTTCTATCTGAATATGGTCGCCAATGAAATGTTTTTGGATACAGCAGTTCTTCGTCAGTCTGTTGTTTCTCATGCTAAGTCTTTAGGATATACACCACTATCTTCTGTTGCATCACAAGCTACTGTTAATGTAACTATCACCAAAGCTAATAGTGATCCTACAGTTTTGCTGACGATGCCGCGCTTTTCTAGTTTCTCATCTGATTCTCTTGATGGAGTTTCTTATAATTTCGTAACGCTTGATAATATCATAGCTAATGCAAGTGGTAATACCTTTGCTTTCAATAATGTAATTATCAAAGAAGGTTCTCCAACAGTCAAGACATTTATTCAGGATGGGGCTACTAATTCTAAACAAATATTTGATTTGGTTGATGCTGGGATTGATACTTCTACAATTCAAGTGATTGTCCAGAAGTCCCTGACTAACATTCTACAAACACGCTTTACATTAGCCACTGATAGCACTGTAGTTAATGCTACATCAAATGTATATTTCCTACAAGAAGGAACTAATGGAAATTATCAAATATACTTTGGTGATGGTGTTATTGGTAGTGCTCTAGAGGATGGTAATATTGTTATTATTAGCTATATCACCACCAATGCTGATGCTGCAAATTCTTTACAGACATTCAAACTAAAGAGCAGTTTGCTCTCTAGTTCTACTTCTAATGTATCAACAGTAGCTATATCCGCAGGTGGAAGTGCCGCTGAAGATATTAGTAGCATTAAATTTAATGCACCAAAATCATATATTGCACAGAATCGTGCAGTGACTAAGAATGACTACATTGCTTTGATCAATCAGAAGTATCCATATTTTGATGCAGTGACTATTTGGGGTGGAGAAGAAGAACTTCCACCAGTTTATGGCAAGGTCTTTATTTCTGGCAAACCAAAGAATGGTTATGCTGTAACAGAATCTCAAAAACTATATATCATTAACAATATAATCAAACCAATTTCAGTTCTAACGGTTACTCCAGAATTTGTAGACGTAGATTATAATTATATTCTTCTATCTATAAATGCTGAATACGATTCAAAGCAGACAACGAGATCTGAAGGAGAAATCAAGACTCTGATTTCTTCTGCCGTGAATAACCATGCTAATTTAAATCTAAACACTTTCAATTCAGAATTCCGTTTGTCACGACTTTTAAGATCAGTAGACGATTCAGAAGCTTCTATTCTATCTTCTACTGCAAGTGTTTTCATAGAAAAACAATTTGTTCCTAGTATTACTTCATCACAAACATATACCCTAACATATGGAATTCCTCTGAAGCGTGGAACTACAACAGATAAACTCTATAGCACTCCATCATTTAGTATTCTGGATAATGGCGGTGTTACTCGTTCAGCCTTTATTGAAGAGACTCCAGAAAGCTTCTCTGGACTAGAAGAAGTGAAAATTGCAACATCTGGCACAGGTTACATTACCGCTCCTGCTCTAACAATTACTGGAGATGGTATAGGTGCAAATGCTTATGCTATTATTGTAAATGGTAAAGTGGCTTCTATTGTTATTGATAATCCAGGTTCTGAATACACGACAGCAACAATCAAAGCAACAGGTGGTGGCGGCTCTGGAGCAACCTTCGTTGCAGGTCTACACGGACGTACTGGAATATTGAGAACATATTATTATGATGGTAACAACAATAAGACTATTATAGATGCTACTGCCGGGTCCATAGACTATACAAGTGGTATAATTGTTTTAACAGACTTTACTCCAACGGCAATCTCTAGTCAATACGGTATCTTGAAGCTCATTATTCAACCTGATGTTCTATCATTTGCTTCTTCAAAAGCAAATATTCTAACGATTGATCCTAATGACATCAATGCAATCACTGTTGCACTAACAAATATAAACAATTAATATGACTGAGCCGATCACTAACACTGTATCAACTTTCATTGATAGTCAGCTTCCTCAATTTATTAGGGAAGATAATCCTCGCTTTGGTGCGTTTCTCAAAGCATATTATCAATGGATGGAGACAAGCAACAATTCTGCCATCATTGGAGAATCTAAGAAACTTCTCTCATATAAAGACATAGACCGTACTACAGATGCCTTTATTCAATATTACATTAATGACTTTCTACCATATTTCCCAAATTCAACAGCATTGGATGAGAAGAAGCTTCTAAAAGCAGCAAGAGATTTCTACCAAAAGAAAGGAAGTGTAGAATCCCTTCAGTTCTTATTTCGCGTGCTTTACAATAAAGAAGCCAGTATCTATTTTCCAAAAGACAATATTCTAAAAACTTCTGATGGTAAATGGACTCAACCACAAGCTTTACGCGTGGTTCTTGATGCCGAAACATTGAATTTTGATGTGAATCAACTCGTTGGTAGATTTGGAGTTGGTTCTATTTCTAATACTTATTGTGTTATTGAATCAGCCAGTAAGACGGTTGATTCAGATCTTGGTATCACCCTAATAGAATTAATTGTGTCTGGTGTTACTCAAGCATTTGCTCAATTAGAAAATTTGAATATAACTTATACTACAGCCAATGGTAGTTCTCAATTATTCAGTCAAAAGATTATTGCTGCTTTGTCTGACATAAAGATTGATCCTAATAATCGTGGAACAAAATACACAGGGTATGTTAAGGATTCTGGTGGAAATTTCACATATCTTGGTGATCCTGTTGTTATTACTGGTGGTCTTGCTTCAGGCGATGTTCAGGCACGTAAAGCAACGGCATTTGTCGGAAATGTAACTTCTGGATCTATCACTGGAGTTACTGTCCAATATGGTGGTTGTGGCTATCGTGTGTTTCCGAACACAATATCAAGAGTCGTAAATGATCCAGCTGATAACACTGGAGCAGGCGCAAATGTTATTGTGCAAGCATTTGATTCTACAAATTCTATATTTCTATTATTGAATACTGATGCAATCATATATAAACAAAATTCAACTATTAGTGCTGCAGACTACGCATTCTTAAATTTGGCATTTTCTAATGCCAATACTCCTCTACAAAATGCATTTTCATTTGCAAATGTTCAGTTTGCTGCAATCACATCAATGAATGTCATCAATGGCGGTGGTGGATATACAGCAGTACCTACTCTAAATCTCTCAACATTCTATTATTCAGATTACACTACTGACACTGCTAACACTGGCAATACTGCATTGCTAGCTAATGTATTGAGCTATATTTCTGAGCTTGGATATGTTTGTAATGTGGTTATTGGTTCCGGTGGAACAGGATATAGCAATGTGACTGATACAATTGTAGTACCATCAGCCATTGGATATAATGCTACTTTCACATTCCAAACAACAGCAAACGTTATCAGCAGTGTTACTATCACTAATAGAGGGGAAGGATATATTCAACTTCCTATAAATTTAATTATTGCTAATAGTACAAATGTTTCTAATTCCTCAGCCGGGTCTAATGCTGTTCTAACAGCGTATGGATTTGGTCAAGGTGCACAATTCAATATTGCCGTCGACAAAATTGGTTTGATTAGTGATTTCAGAATCACAAGTCGTGGATTTGATTATATTTCAACTCCAAATATATCTCTAAGAATACAAGATGTCATTATTAATACATTGCCAGCAAATACTTCATTTGTTGTAGACACTAAACTATATCAAGGAGCTAGTATAAATGCGGCAAGTTATAGCGCATACATTGACTCCTATAATGTGACTTCAGGTGTTCTTAGATTATACGACTATCAGGGAGCACTAAATGTCTTTGCTAATCTTGTTGCTACAACGCTTAATGCTAGAGTTAACATTTCTGCTACTGGAAACGTCAAAACCTATGGTGATGGTAAAGCAAAGGCTACTGCAATTTTCTTGAATGGTTTAATTAAATTCCCAGGATTCTATTTGAACACAGATGGAATGCCAAGTTCAGATATGTATCTTCAAGACTCAGATAAATATCACAACTATTCTTATGTCATTGTTGTAGAAAAGGCATTGTCAGAATACAAGAACACTTTGATGCAATTAATTCATCCGCCAGGAATGGATATGTTGGGGCAATATTCTATCATTGCTGATGAGAATATCTCACTCAACGCCGTTAGTAATATTAGTATTTCTACAAATGCTGCTGGAAATATTGGCGTTGATGGGCAATACTTTTCTAATACTGGAAATGGTAATGGTTGGTATTCTATATTGAATGCTGGTAACACACCGCTAACAACTATGAAGCCACTATCAAATAGCACATATTGGATACGCACTGCTGCTAATACTCTAATAGTTAATTCTCCTACAGGAATATTAGCTCCTGATGGATCAACTTCAAATGTTGTTAGAATGACTGAGAATACTTCTCCATTAGCATTTTATGGACTATCTCACGATTGGGTGGGAGCTGAAAATCCAGTTGGGCAACAAGTAGCTAACGCAAATGTAACATTCTCAATATATGCTAAGTTTGGTAGTTCTAATGGTGCAAATCAGTTTCTCTCAATAATTTCAGATATAACTGGTGGTAATGATAATGCAGCGGTAACTACATTCAATACTGCAGCAAGTCCTATGACGTTTCTTGCCAATAGTAACACTGGCACTCAGTCAAGGCAACGTGGTTGGTCCATCACTCCTGTTGCTAATTCAAATGGTTGGCATCGTTTGGCAACAACGGTTACTTTGGGTTCAAATACACAACTTCGTTTCGGAGTAAGTTTTGCTACAACTAGTGCTTCATTGAGTTATCCTACATATGCAGGAAATTCATCTAATATGATTTATCTTTGGGGTCCTCAATTAGATACTAACACCGGAAATTCAATTACACCAAACCAATATTATGGTTTACATACAATGTTTGGTACACAGAATTCATTTGGATCTGTTGGTAATGTTGGTGATATGGTTGTCTTCAATACTACCGATTCAAGCCGCAGACTACATACCAAGACTATCACTGGTATTGGCAATGGCAATATTGCGTATTTGGATGCCAATACCAATTTCATCTTCACGAATCCAGCAAACGTTACTAACACATCAAATGTCATAGTAAGTACCAATGTACTGGGTAATATTGCAGTGAATGATCTTGTTCAATTGAATGTCAATGGAAATATTCAATTGTCACTTGTACAGGTTGTGGCTCAGAATAGTCTGTCTGTAAATACGATATTCCAAGTGAATGTTTCTAATATAATGCTGTCTGTTTTCCCAAGCATGAATGGTGCTAGTTACACAATCGTACAAGCTCCTAAATAAGAGTAATCACGGAGTAGATATATGCCTGCAGTTTTATCAACAATGAGCACACTAACCATCCAACAGAGGGTGAGATTAGCTGCGGACATGCTTGCCGATTTGACTACAGAGAACAACGAAAGTACATATCTTGGTATCGGAAGAAATGCTGCTTGGGCAGCAAATGACACTCTTGTTGAAACTCCTGTTCAGAGCATTGAATATGAGAATCAGGTTCGTAGAGATTTGATTGCTATTAAAAAACTCTTTCTAACTAATACAAGTCTTGTTATTCGTCGTAAAGATTGGGTTGCCAATACAAAATACGATCAGTTCTCTCAGAATGTTGAGATGTACAGTTCTACAAGCACCATTAATGCCAATGGTCAGGTTACTCTAACAAATACCTCGAATGTTGTTGGTGTCAATACAACATTCCTACTTGATTTTGCAAATAATAGTCTGATCACTCTTCCCGGAGACGGTATCAATATTCTTTCTCAATTAAGAGAAGTTATAAATGTTGTTAGCAATACAGTGATTACCACCAATCTAGCTTTCTCAGGAACATTTACATCCAACACTCCCCAAAAGACAGTAAATTACGCACCGAACTATGCTAAGAATTTCTATGTTCGCAATTCATATGATCAAGTATTTGTCTGTCTAGATAATAATAGTGAATCTCTATCTACTGATATGCCAAAGATCGGCATCGGTGGACAATTGCCGTCTGACCCATATATTATCACTGCAGATTCATATAAGTGGAAGTATCTCTACACGATGTCTGGTGGAATGAAACAGAATTTCCTAACTTCAGATTGGATGCCTGTTACACAAGATGACAATGCTGCAATTGCTGCGGTTGATGGTAGACTAGATTTTGTCAGAATATTCAATGGTGGCACTGGATATAATAATACTGCAGCAACGCTCTCTGCTGCCATTCTCAATGTGAGTGGTGATGGTACTGGAGCGAATCTCACGGCACAGGTAGATGCCAATGGCACTATCTATGGTATAAACATGCTTAATGGTGGTTCTGGATATACCAAAGGCAATATCACAGCAAATGTTGGAACAACTGGCGCTAATGCGAATCTCTATATGGTAATTGGTCCTTCGGGCGGCTGGGCATCTAATGTTGCTCTTGAACTGGGTGCGACAACAGCCATGTTCTCTATTACTATCACAGGAACAGAGAGTGGTACTATCCCGACAGTAGATTCTTTGGGAAATTTCTTCAAATACAGACAAATTACTTTGATTCAAAAACCGCTGCTGGCAAATGGCGCGGCAGCAAATGCAACCAATTATGAAATGAGTTCTTCTGCTTCGGTTTCTTCAAATATACCATTTGCTATGGGAGATCTAGCTTACCAAAGCTCAACAGGGTTGTATGCTAATGCAACATTCACAGCAAATGTTGTGTGGTTTGATCCAAGTACCAATCAATTACACCTAAATAACTTGAATGGGACATTTGCAGCACTTACTTCACTATATGGAACAACTAGCTCAAATGCATCACCATATGGGGCAACAACAGCATTTTCATTATCCACTCCAGCTATAAAATTAACTTCAGGCGATTTACTTTTTATGGAAAACAGAGCGTCAGTAACTCGTTCTCCAAGTCAATCAGAAAATATCAGAATCATAATTCAGTTCTAAGGTAAGAATGAAACACCTACATCACACAATTTCAAAACTCATGAGTGGATTTAACGATCTTTCTAATATGGAGAATTCATAATGGCTCTGTCGTTCGATGTCGCTCCGTATTATGATGACTTTGCAACCAGTGGTGGTGCTCAAGACAACAACTATATGCGTATTCTGTTTAGACCTGGTAAAGCAGTTCAGGCGCGTGAACTGACTCAACTACAGTCTATTTTACAGAATCAGATCAAAGCATTCGGCAATCACATTTTTCAGGATGGATCTCCGGTTTTCGGTGGTCATATCTCTTTGGATACAAGTGTTGTTGCTATATCTCTTCAACAACAATATGCTAATGTAGACATAAATCTGTCAGATTTCCTTGTTGGTGGTAATGGTACTTTAATTATCAATGCCTCTGGTTCAACTACTGTAAAAGCAGTTGTTATCGCTACAGATACAACAGGAACATATCCCACAATCATTGTTAAGTATCTAACTGGTAATAAATTTGCTAATGGTGATGTTATTCAAGTTGCTTCTGGTCTTCAAACACAAGCTCAACTTGTTACTTCTAATGCAAGTGTCGGCGCGGCTTCAGCTAGTATTAATGAGGGTATCTTCTATAGTGGTGGATTCTTTGTCAAGGTTTCTCCGCAAACCATTGTCTTAGATTCTACTACCACAAAACCAACCTATCGTGTTGGTCTAGAAATTTCAGAATCAATTGTTGATGAAGTTTCTGATACCAGACTCCTTGATCCAGCTCAGGGAAGTTTTAACTATCAAGCTCCTGGTGCCACTCGCTATCAGTATAAATTAAATCTTGCTAAGAGACTTGTATCTTCTATTGATGATAGTGCCTTCTATGAATTAATGCGTGTAGAAAATGGATTAATAACCAAACAAGTAGACTATCCAATTTATGCCGATCTAGATAAAACTCTTGCGCGTCGTACCTTTGATCAGGCAGGCGATTTCACTGTACGTCCGTTCATCATCACTCCTGCTTCTGATCCAGCCAATTCTGCACAATACACACTTGTCATTGATCCAGGTAAGGCATATGTCAAGGGATTTGAGTTTGAAACTGTTGGTACACAAAAGATATTCTCACCAAAAGCACGATCTACAAATACAATTACTGATTATGGTATGTCTCTTGAATTTGGTAATATCCTAACGGTAGCAAATGTTTTTGGTGGTAATGCTACAGGTATCTTTGATATCACAAACTATCAGCAGGCAGATTTACATTGCGTCCAGACTGCCAATGCGAATACTCTGAATGTCAATGTGTATAATGCAACTAAGGTAGGAACTTCTCGTGTTCGTGATATTGAATATCTAGGACTAGGATCTTTCTATGCCTATGTAACTGAAATCAATATTACTCCAAATACATTTATCTCTACGGCAGGTAATGCTAACTCAATTACCATGCCAGTCAACTTCTCCACGACAGTTAATGCATATCTAAATGTCGCGGTCTCTGTCAATACAGCAGGCATCATTGATAGCAGAACTATTATCAATTATACTGGCGCTGCTACAAAAGTTGCATTCCTAGATCGTCCACTATCTGTAAATGCTAATGCAACTTCTAATATCACTTTAAATTGGGGTATTAAAGACACACAGGCTTTGACCTATCCTCCTACAACATTCGCTGCTAATGTGTATTATATGCAGAACGCAACTTCTGCGCTTTATACTGCTATGGATATTTCTGCCAGTGGACGAGACGTGCATGGTAATACGGTATTGACGGATACACAATTTAATAGATTGATTTTCCCTTTGCCACAGAACTATGTTGCTCAAAACACTATTACCAATGCAAATTTCTACCATAGAAAGAATCTATGGTCACAGACTTTCACATCAGGTAATTTATCCATCACTAGCGGTTCTGGATTGGGAACTGGTGAGACCATTCCTTATGGATTCACCAATGCATTCCTACCAGATAATACAGCAAACACTAATGTGTTGATTATTGTTCGTGATAAGCAAAGCTCTAACCGCGCTAATGGTGAGATTATCAATTTCAATCGTGGTTCAGTTGCCGCTGGTAATGGTGTTAATCAAATTGATAGCACTCATATGACTTTGGTAACTGGTTCTAGTGCTGCCTTTATTGGTGACGTCATTTTCACGGTTCAAGTTACTAATGCCGCTGCGGCGTCAGTAGCACGTAGAACAAAAGATATTAGAGGAAATGCTTCTAACACTGTCCTATTAAGCACGGATAGATATACTAACGGAACCGCAGTTATTGGAACTACTCCTGCCCCAACGGTCTTTATTGATTCTGCAAATGGAATGGTTTGGTTCACAAGTAATACCGCAATGGCAATGGCTCCTGGTGCTAATCAGTCTCTATATGTTGCAGACGTTTTCAATCTAATTAAAGTTTATGATTCTGGTAATACCGCATTTGCTCCTAATGTAGCAAATGTGCTACTTGATATTACATCAAACTATTATGTCAACTCTGGTCAGCGTGATAACTACTATGATCATGCATCTCTTGTTCTAAAAGCAGGTGCTGCCGTTCCGAGAGGACAGACTGTGGTCATGCTTCAATACTACAATCATGATGCTGTCGTTGGATTCTTTGATGCCGATTCATATTCTGGTCTTGCATATACGAATGGGCAAATTCCATACTATAACTCTCCAAAGTTTGGAACATTCTCTCTAAGAGATTCTATTGACTTTAGACCAACCCGCACAATTGGTTCTTCTGCAAATGTCAATACATTTAATTTAAGTGGTTTAAAGATTCCGCAACCGGATCACTCAATGACATTGAGTTTTCAATTCTATTTGCCACGTATTGATAAGTTGTTATTAAGCAAGGACAAGAACTTCCGTATCAAACAGGGTACTCCTGCTCAATATCCAACTCCTCCTGCTGATAGTGACGACTCAATGACACTGTATGTCATTACACTCCCAGCTTATACTTCCAATCCTAAAGAAATTGGAATTAAATATGTTGAGAATAAACGCTATACTATGCGCGATATTGGTGCTCTTGACAAGCGCATTCAACAATTAGAATATTATTCTTCTCTGAGCGTGTTGGAGTCTCAAGCTACAAATGAAAAGATTCTATATAATGATAATGTTACTGCAAAAGATCAGTATGGAATTATTGCTGATGACTTCGGTGGATTTACCATTGCTGATAATAAAAATCGTGACCTACGTTGCTTCTTGTCTCAAGGTTCTCTGTCTGCCTATAAATTCCAGCAAACATTTGAAACAAAATTTCAATCATCTGCTGGCGGATCTTATGTGAAGAATGATAAGACGTATTGTCTTGCATTCACAGAAACTCCCGCAATAACTTCTAATACTGCAACTACATATATTAGTGTTCAGCCTTTCTTATTTGGACAATTCAAAGGACATTGCAAACTAACACCAGAAACAGATCCTGGCTTCAGTCCAATGCCCCCAATTGTTACTTTACCACCAGAAACACCAATTGAGAGACCACCAGTGCCAGCGCCACCGGCAGCGCCAACAATTCCTGTACAAGAACCAACTCCTCCAGAACCAGTTGTTGTAAGTACTCTAGATGACTATGAGAACTATGAGGAATATTGGGCTTATCCGGGTGGATATGGTAGAGCTGGTTGGATTCGTATTGGTAGAAATAGTGCTGGATATGGTTTAGTGAACCCTGTAAAAAATTGGTATGGCAGATCTATTAGTGGACAGGATACAGTGTCTCAGATAACTCCACTGCCAAATCTTGGTACGTCTATTCAGTTGTCTCCAGGAGCTAAGTTATCACAAGGTACAGCTGTGAATATTCAGGGTGCAGGAAATCTAACATCACCAGTTGGATATGATCTGCGTGACTTAGGACTATGGTAATTAAATAAGGATATAGGATAACATGTCGAAAATTTCACCTATTTTTACAACTGTTGGCAACTATTTGGTTGATCGATCAGTAGTGCCTTATATCAGATCATTGCCGATGTATATTAGAGGATTTAATCTACGTCCTTACGCTTATGCAAACTATTGGTTTGACCAAGTAGCAATTAATGCATATGTTCAACCAGCGTCATTTTTACATATTTCTTCTGGCGCCGCAGCAAATCTCTTCACACACCAAGAAGGTGTCTATTGTGTTAATACTCACGCATATGGTGTAGTATGTGAGAATTCGCAAGGAACTATTCTCCACATTGACGAAAATTATCTGTGTATGAATGTTCAGCCATTTGGTCCGAATGGCTCAAACTCATTCGCATCATCTGATTATGCTGTTGGTGATGTTGTTTATATGTCTAACAACTCTCCAGATTTATATTCTAATACATCTATGGCGCGTGTGGTGTATTGGGATTCTGCAAATGGTGGATTGGCTCTTGATGTTTCTCATGGAACGTTCTCCAATACATCAATAAGTAATGTCATATTTAAAGTTGGTTCTACTAATAGAGCTAATGTCGTCAATTTCGTATTTGGTGATAAATTTCCTATTGGTGGGAGAATTATTTCCGTTGCTAATACCGCAAAGAACTTTTTAAATGCCAATTATCTTCACAATCATGGTGTCATCACAAGAATTTCTGGCGCTGGCAATCAGATTCAATTGTCTGGTAAAGCTAATGCAAACATGGTCAATCAAAATATATATCTTTCTGGTGGGTATGGTATTGGTCAATTAGCAAAAATTATATCAGTTGATACTGGTACTCATGTTGTTACTCTGAATACTTCTTGGGTTGGTCATTTTGGTAATTCTTATTATTCAATTGGTCAAGTTCAAGTAGATGATATTGGTATTGCTACTAGCATTTTCCGTATTCCTGAAGACGATAATGCTAAATTTCAATCTGGTAGTCGTTTGGTAACAGTTAATGATGGTATTTCTCACACTGATAATGCTGCGTCTATGCGCGCATTGGCTACATACGAAGCATCAGGTACAGGACCAACAAGTGATTCTAAGAGAACTCCGGTTGTTGCTCCTCCTCCACCATTGTCAGCGGGCAGCAGCACAACGACAAGTCCTACTGATCCAACATCAAGAGCACTAACTCAGATAAGTAATGATCCACAGGCATCAGCAGATCCTCTGGTACAAACATTCTTCACTCCAAAGCCAAATAGCCAAAAGACTGACTATGGTATTTTCTGCACATCTATAGATCTATTTTTACAAGCAAAACCAACTGGCAATGCAACACATTTTCCTATTAGCGTATACATCGTAGAAACTAACAATGGATTCCCAACAACAAAAATGAGAGCACAGACCACGGTTCGCTGGGAAGATGTTAAGACTACAGATGGAGTGACCACGTTCCCTGATTCTGCAAATTCATCTACCTATACCAAATTCAGTTTCCCAGATCCAGTATTTCTTTCTCCAGGTAGTGAATATGGTTTGGTTGTTTATTCTGAATCACCAGATTATCAAGTTTGGATTGCTCAACTAGGTCAAACTGTTGTTAATAGCACACGTCTGGTTTCCCAGAGTCCATGGGTTGGTGCTCTATTCAAGTCTCAAAATGCTTCTGCTTGGACACCTGTTCAAAATCAACAGTTAATGTTTGTATTGAATAAAGCATCCTTCAGCAATCAATCTGCTGCTTTAACTTTCGCAGTAGAACCTCCTACACAAAATACTTTCATGGATATTGCATTGCTGCATAGCGGTGATCTAACTTTCCCAGCTGCCAACATATTATATGGATTGAAGACAACTGTTTCTAATACTCTTGCACAAGATTCTGGGTTCCTATCAGTAGAAGTCAATTCTCCATATAATTTTGGTGGCGATTTAATCAATTCTTCTTTGAGTTCAAATCGTCGTCGCTTGATTGCAGAAGGCAATGCGAATAGTTGCTTGGTTCAAGTTACTTTAAATAGTTCTGATCCGGATGTGTCTCCATTCTTCCATGCGGAACGTTTGAGTTTAATGTCCGTGACTAATGTTATCAACAATGGTAGTATTGCTAACACCGATATCTCCATGTTGACAACCGGCACCCATATCAATGCAGCTAACATAGTTGTCACATTCTCTGCTCCTACTGGAGTTGGTGGTGTCCTTGCTACAGCAAACGTTCTTGGTCTTGCTGGTAATGTTGTAACTTCATCTAATATTAATATTATCAATCCAGGTTCTGGATATATCGCATCTCCAACAATAACATTATCTGAACCAAGTGCTCTAGCAAATGCGACGGCGCAGGTTTATTCTGAAGATGGTAAGTTTGGTGGTAATGGTGTTGCTCGATACATTACTCGTCAAGTTACTTTAGCTGATGGTTTTGACGCCGGAGATCTTGCAGTGTTCATGAATGTTATTCGTCCTCAGGGAACTGACATTAGTGTGTACTATAAAGTTCTATCTGCTTCTGATACAGATCCTTTGACTAATAAAAATTGGAAAATCATGTCGAAAGCATTTGATATCTATTCAGCAGATCAAAGTACTCCTATTCAATTGAATTTTAATACTGGATCAACTGCCATTGGTAGTATTGGAAGTGTCTCTTATGTTGAGAATGGAATAACCTATCCTATCGGTGGAAAATTTAAGAGCTTCTCTATTAAGATTGTTCTAACAGCAAATGATCCTACAGTTGCTCCAGTGGTCCAAAACTTCCGTGCTATTGCTATCCCAGCAGGTTAATATTATGACTAGATTTGCTAAGATTATTGATCATGAAAATCTAATTAGAGATATGAGTACACAGGCGATCTTGAATACAGATCATTCTATTGTTAGAAAACATGAGAAAAGAATGCTTGATCTTCAAAAAGAACAGGCTCGTGAAAATGAAATAAATACCATCAGGGGTGATCTGGCGGAAATTAAAAAGCTTCTAAGTTCACTGGTTCACAAATAAGAGTATAACAGATGGCAAATGCCAATATCAATTTAATTGCATTATCTAATACATTCAATGATTGGAGAATTGTAGATAATAATCTTGCGAATTCAGTGAATGAATTGCGCAATGGAAACTATTATAAGGATGGAGGAAACTTCACTCTTGCGACCGGCACACTATTAATCTCTGGTGCAACTGGAACAACTCTTTCTGTTGTTGGCAATACTTTGTTGTCTGGCGTGACAACTATGGGATCCTCTATCACTACTGGTGATGAGAGCGCGTTTGGTAATCTAACAATGACAGGTGTGGGTAGTTCTTTGGCTGCTGCCAATGTCATTACTTCTCCAACTATTATAGCTAATGCAAGTTTGCTAGCTAATGGTTTGTTATTGGTCACAGGATCTAATCTTGCCAATACCAGATTGGTTAGTACCATCAATGGTAATGCTATAGTCAATGTTGCTAATGTGTTCTTAATGTCAAATACTGGTAACACAGAACTCAAGGGAGTTTTGTTTCTAACCAATACTGCAACTGCCTTGAATATTACAAATAATGCGATCATTGCTGGTAATCTATCTGTCCTTCAATCTGCCAATCTCAATATTGCCAATATAACTCAGGCAATTATCTTAACATCAAATGTTGCCTTAAGCAATACCGTAAACTCTTTTGTCACCGGAGTAATAACTGCTTCCAATTCTACGGTTGGTAATGCTTTTGTGGTTGCTGCTGGTAACATTGGTGCTAATGGTATCACTGTAACTAAAGACTTGGTTGTTGCTCAGAATACAAAACTAAATCAAGCTAATGTCACTCTTGCCAATATAACTCAGGCAATTATTGCAACATCAAATGTTGCCTTAAGTAACACGGTAAACTCTTTTGTCACCGGAGTAATAACTGCTTCCAATTCTACGGTTGGTAATGCGTTCGTTGTCGCTGCTGGTAACATTGGTGCTAATGGTATCACTGTAACTACAGACTTGGTCGTTGCTCAGAACACAAAGCTAACTCAAGCCAATGTTACGACTCTTAATGCTTCAGTTGTTTCTATTACAACTAACGCAAGTCTTACAACTCTATTCTTAGATCCAACTAAAGTCTTCCAGATTGTCAATGGAAATGCTACGTTCAATAACGTAATAATTAATGGAACAACGACAACTGTGGGTAATACTGTATCTTCTTCTGATACATTTGTTCTTCGTAGTGGACTTGCTACCTCTGGTGATATACACATCGTTGGTATTCAAGGAACAACAAATGGTAATGCTGATTTCAAATTTAATCAGACTGCTAATGTATTTCAAACAACGGCTAATGTCGCCAATGGTTATACAACTGTTATTACAACAGCAAACATTGCTGATTCTGTAAGTAACACTTCTCTAACTGCGGTTGGCTCCGCTAACTCTGTTGCTTGGGCGTGGGAACAGGCAAATCTAGCATACAATGCTGCTAACAATGCGTCTAACATAGCAAACAGTGGAACCACTGCCAACGCTGCATATATTCAGGCAAATCTAGCAGCAAACCTTGTAGCCGTTCTTGCCAATGCTGGTTTGATAATGGCAAATGCCAATTTGAATTTTAACAATACCGCAACTGTTAATGTTTCTGTAACGGCAAATGGGACAATGAAGGCAGCTAATATTTCCTTCTCACTCAATACTTCTGCTGGTGTTCTTGGTCCTCAGGGTCCTCAAGGTCCTTCTGGAACAGCAGGAGCGCAAGGTCCTCAAGGTCCTGCGGGAACAGCAGGAGCGCAAGGTCCTCAAGGTCCTACTGGTGGTACTGGTTCAACAGGAGCGCAAGGTCCTCAAGGTCCTACTGGTGGTGCGGGTAGCACTGGTCCGCAGGGACCGCAGGGACCACAAGGACCACAGGGACCAACTGGTGCTACTGGAGCACAAGGACCACAAGGTCCAGCGGGTTCAACTGGTGGCACTGGTTCAACAGGTCCGCAGGGTCCTCAAGGTCCGCAGGGTCCTACTGGTTCAACAGGTCCGCAAGGTCCTACTGGTCCTGGAACTCTAGTTTCGCAGGCATCAACTTATGTTGCCCACTATTCTGCAGCAACAACCATCACAGGCGCAGCTGCATTCACATATAATGGCACAACAGTAACAGCAGGTGACTTTGCTGCTACATCTGATGCTAGATTTAAGAATATTGTGGGACCAATTTATGATCCAATTGGAAAATTGAGTAGAGTTCGTGGTGTTGAATACACTTGGAATGGTTTAGGTCTCGAAAAAGTTTCTAAGGATACTAGATTGCAGGTTGGTGTCATAGCTCAGGATGTTGAACAAATATATCCTTCTGCTGTTTCAGAAAGTGCAGACAAATATCTAAGTGTTTCTTATAATAAGCTAATTCCTATTCTAATAGAAGCAATCAAAGCACTGGATGATAGACTTAAGAACCTAGAGAGAAAGTAATGACTCTTCCATCTAGTGGAACCATTCTTCTTAGTCAAATTAAGACTGAATTCGGTGGTGCTGCACCATTTCTTAGCTATCTTGCTGGCGCAGGTATTGTTGGAGTTGGTCAAGCCAATGGAACTTCTGTTGCCATTCCCACATCTGGAACTCTCCACTTCTATGATTTTTATGGTGCCACCAAATTTGCTGGCGCTACTCATACATACACATCTGCTGTATCGGGTGCAACAGAAACAATTCCTGATGGAGCAACTGCAGTCATCGTTGAAATATTCGGCGCTGGCGGTGGCGGTGGCGGCGGCAGCACCAATATCAAAGAAACGAATCTGGGCGGCGGCGGCGGTGGTGGAAGTGGTGCTCTTTCCAGAAGCTCTATATCTTGTGTTGGACAAAAGACCTTTACATACACCGTCGGTGCCGGTGGTGCCGGTGGTGCTGGCGATTCTGGTGGTAATCAAGCAGCCAGTGGATCTGCAGGTGGCGCATCTAGTGTCTCAAGTGGAACTCAATCCATTACCACAATGTCAGCTGATGGTGGCTTAGGTGGTATTGGAGCATTAGGTGCTGGTAGTGGTGCTGGTGGTGCTGGTGGCGCGAGTGCCAGCGGCGGCAACGTAGTTAATACTGTTCCTGGAACCACCGGAACTGCTGGCACGGCGGGCAACCCAGGTACTGGTGGTGCTGGTGGTGCTGGTTTATCTGGATCTATTTCAAGTGGGCTAGCCGGTGGTGATGGTGCAACTGGTGGCACTCCATATTCTGCTGGATCTACTGGTGGCGCTGGTAAAGTAATCTTCCAATACACATAACTTCACCTAAATATTGGTGATTACAATTATTCTAAGGATTTAAGAAAATGGCATATACTGATTTATATTTGAATCAGGGAGCAGATTATAACACTACTTTGACATTGACCGCAACAGACGGATCTTTGTTGAATGTCGTGGGATATGTCTTTACTAGCCAGTTTCGCAAATCCTATTATTCTGCAAACGCAACTGCTAATATTGATGTAACCATTACTGATGGCTCTAATGGTCTGGTTACTCTTGCCATGACGGCAGCGAATACTACCAATGTTGCTGCAGGACGTTATGTCTATGATATCAAAATGAAAGATGTTGCCAATGTAGTAACTAGAATTGTAGAAGGTATTATCACTGTATCTCCTCAGGTAACAATATAACATGAAGATCATTGTTACCGAAACTCATAAAATTGCCAACGTCAAGTTTGGTGGTATTACTACAGGACCGCAAGGTCCTTCTGGTCCTTCTGGTCCTTCCGGTGGCGGTGGCGGAAGTGGTGCTAACGTAGCTTCTACATATGCCAATGGAACACTTGTTGTTGCTAATGCCAATATCAATTTCAATAATACAGCAACAGTAAATGTTGTAGCAACAGCAAATGGTACGACTGCTGCCAATATTTCATTCTCTGTAAATACAGCGGCTGTTGGTGGCGGAGGAGCTAATGTAGTTTCTACCTTTGCCAATGGTACTCTGATAGTTGCCAATGCAAATATCAATTTCAATAATACA